CTTTCGCTAAGGCTAAGAGTACACCAGCACCCTGAGCATAAGCTTTTGGAGCTAGTAGGGGGTGAAGGGCCGCCAACACCATAAACTGAGATGACTGTACCCAAAGTTGTCGAACAGGAGCCGCCACAATCATGAATGTAAAGGCCGCAGTTCGTGCTATTCGGTTAACGCTATTGACTGCAAGCCATTGGGGTAATTTAGCAATAGAGCCTTTGACTGTCCCTGCCACTGTTCCTTGCATAGACGATCCAACGAGTCCATCGGCTAGGGATAACCAGCCATCTTTCCACATCTTAGACTCTTTAACCATGAGACCTTCTGTGGTTTTGATATGCCTCCATAACTCTTGTGCTGCTTTTACCTCTTGTGTGCCTAGTGTACCAGCAGTACCCTTCAGTAATTCTTCCATTGAGTCAGGGAATGCACCCCCCTCATTATAGGTAGTTTTCCAGCGAGTTTTCATAGTACTTAAGGTATCGTCAATACCAGTTAAAGCCGCTGTGCTGTCAATGTTCTTCATCACAGCCTCTAAAGCATCTACCGTCTCAGCAAGCCCCTCAAACCCTTGCACTGCCCCTTCAGCGCGTTTATGATAAAACATCCTACCTGATGCAATGTTATCTTGGGTATTGATAGCAGAACGATCACCAATAGTTAATGATCTATCATGGACAATCTCTAACGTCTTACCCTTGTACTTGGTTTCCTGTGCTAAGGTATCTAACGCTCTGTTAGCTGTAGGTAAGTCCCCAACTGCTTTAAGGATTGTAAAGTTAGATGCCCTCTTACCATTAAGGAGACCCCCTCGCGAGACCTCTCTTATCCAGTAGGTTTCTTTGTAATACCTAGCTACATGGCCTTCGCGTTTGTTTAAGACATATTTAGGCAAAGGCTTAATGTTTTTCACTTGAGTTATTACTAAGTCCGTCTGTCGGGCTATGTCTCCTATAGGCTCTAGTACTTTGTGTACTGTAAACCCATCAGCGTGTAGTTTAACGATACTCCCTGAATCAAACGACTCGATCTGTTTAGTCACAGGATTCCACATCTCAATGTTTTTCCCATTATTGGCTGTGATTAAACTTTGTAACCTAGATTCCCCAAAGCCACTACCTATACCTTGATATTCCCCTGAGTTTACCCACACACCCCCATTACGATCTAGTTGGTTGTAGAGATTCCTGTTCTCCATATGGTACAGAGCCTGATCCGTTTGTCGGTAAGATAAAAATCCAGCTATAACCTCTTTATCATTACCTGCCGCATCAAGTAATTCGTCGATGGTCATCTTAGGATTACTTGCATACTTGTTAATTAATGCTACGGCTGCTACTTTCTTTTTCTCTGGTATCTCTAAGAAGCCTCTTGCCAACAAGGTTAGTTCCTTAGCAATACCCCGACTCTCATCACCACCTTGAGTAAACGCGGAGCTTATCCATTTAGAAAACCTACTAGCAGGATCAAAAAAGTAGTCTGCTATACCCCCAGAGATAAGTACGTCATCCTTACCATACCAGAGTTCATCACTCTTGTTCAGTACTTGGGCATGAGTTCTCTGGCCCTGTACTTGGAATACAAATTTCCCCTTTTTTACGACCTTTGCTAGTTCATCAGTCGTGCCTACGACTTCCTGCATAACACCATTAGGCAGACGTTCATATACCTTTAAGTTTAAAGCAGTCGGAAACAACTCCTTCGCTGACTCTATCGCTGCCTTTACGGTAGTGAAGGGAACCGTCTTAGGTAAACCTGTATCTGACCTTGATACAGTTGTTCTTCCATAAGTAGCCCAGAACTTTACACCACCTTCAACACCCTGTGCTGCCGTGTTTTGTACCCCCTCAACGATAACATTAGCTTCATATAACCCAACACCATTTACGTTCCCTAGTGTTTGTCGTACCACCTTGGGTGAGGTAGCCATCTCTGCCGCACTAAGGGCTGTAGTGTTAGATGCTGTCCGATCTAAAAGATTAGCGATAGCTTTATCACCCGCTATTAGTGCGTCAGCAACCTTAGCTGGTAGTAACTCAATAAGAGGTTCCCAGTGAGGGAAAATCCCCACTTCCATAGCATCGGTTTTAGTCATTCCTGTGGCTTGGGATAAGTCTTCAGCTATATTAGTTCTTATTATTACTGCCGCTGCATCAGGATCTACCACGTTTATAGTACTTACTAAACTGTTGGCAGGGAGAGTACCTTTTGTAAACTTAAATAAGTTCCTAGCAGCGAAACCAACACCTACTGTATCAAGAACACTGATAGCATTACCAATCCACTGGTCTACTGTACCATAACCCTTCTCTAATGCTTCTTGTAGAATCATCATCTTCTGGAACTCAGTACTCGTGAGTGGGTTATCATCAGACATAATAGCGTCAATAAAGTTAGAGGCTTTGGTAAGCCTTTCGGACGGAGTTAGTTTACTTAATCTGTTCCTAATTTCTAAGGCTAACTGACCACGAGGATACTTAGACAAAGGTAAAGGATCATTAGGGAATATTTCATTAAAACTTCGGATGAAGGGGACAGTAGTTGTGAATGGGATTGCATCAGAGAGCATACCACCAGCAGTCCCAAAGTAAGTAGGTTTCAGTGAAGAGATGATAGCATCTAACTTCATTTGAATAAAAACCTCAGCAGGAACCCCACGGTCTGTTAAGTCCAACATAAGCCCTTGGACGTACTCTCGTTCTTCTGGATCATTCTCGGAATGGATTGCGAGACCCACTAACATCACTTGCCGATGCAACTCAATATCATCGGGAGTTTTCTTACTCATACTTGCAAGATTAGCTTTGACTTGGTCTATGTCAATCTCGTTAGTAGCAGCTAATCTAATCTGTGATTCTATTGCGTCCTTGTTTGAGGTACTAGCGGCCTCCTCTTTTATAGTCTCTAATTCCTCTGAGTAACCCTCCATGTCAATCTCATCGTGTACTCTTTGATAAGCTCCTAGTGGGTCTAGTGGGTTAGTTATGTAAGACGTAGCAAGAGACTCTTCTGCAATAACCGTCTTTGGCACAGTACCCTTACCTACCACAATGAGGGGGTCACTCACCAAAGCGTCAGGATCAAAGGGTGCATCCTGTACCTTAATGTCTGGATTGAGAGCCTCTGGATCGTAAGTACTAGGGTTACGTTCTTCGGGAAGGTCTGCCACCAACTCTGTTAACTCCGATGAGCTATTAGTCATATCTATTGGCGGGGCAACCGCCTTCTCGTAAGTACTCGTGGAGTCCGATGCACTTATATAAGGGATATCTCCCCCAGAATCCATCTCCTCTTGCGTAAGAAATCCTGCGTCTCTAACATCCCTGTCCTTTAACGTACCGATGTTTGCTATATCAGACGCAGACACACCTTTGGCTGCGGCTTCTTGTATCTTCTCGACTATATTAACCATTCTTAGCTACCCTATTAAACGTCAAAACTACCAGTTAGATCAGAAAGGGCTGACCATGAGTTCGCTTTAGATGTATAGTTATTAGCACGAGAACGAGACTCTCCTGCAGCGATATTAAAGTTACTGATGTCTTTCGATAAAGCTTGTTGTTTATCTAAGAAACCAATGTTGCTACCTAGCTGAGACTGGATGCTGTTTTGTGATCCTATTGAACCACTACCACCTGTACCAGCACCTACACTAGCTGCATTTTGCACCTTACCTCTCGCTATTCTAGCCTGACGTACTTGCTGAACTCGTTCTCTTTGCGCCCTAAGATCAGCTCTCTTTTGAGCAACTAACTCTGCGTTCTTGGAAGCCTCCGCTGCCTGCTGGGAATTCTTCCGTGCTTTTCTAGAAGCGGACTGAGACGCTGAGAAACTAACTACGGCTACTACTGCTTGCCAACCCATTACAGCACCAGATCCCAGTTTTCTTCTGTTTTACAGAATCCAAACTTGTTTAATAATTCACGGAAAGGAAAGTCAACCTTCATATGTATGGTAAGTATATCCACTTTAAGCTCCTTTAAATCTGTTATGCTTTTTTTAATTAATCTGTAAGCTACTGTACCACCTCTATGGTCTGGTGAGACATATAGTAAATCGTTCATAGCGATGTATGTTTTCATGTAGTGCATATGAGGCATTAGAAAAGACACGAAATATCCACAAAGTGTTCCTAAGAACCTTACGGTCATAATCCTAACCATACCTAGTTTCTCTAAAGCTTCGTATTTAGAGTAGTCTGGATCTAAAGGCTTTAGGTCTTTCGAAGTCGCTATCTCTGAGTAATGAGCAGCCAACATAGGTTTAATTTCATGGAGAATGTCAGTAACCTTTTCAATTTGATAAGTATAACTCACGCCCTAGTACTACCTACTACATACATAGCCCACCCTGCAATGTACATATCCTTTCCTCGCTCACTAGCCATGTACAGACTAATTGACTTACCACGACCCCTTAGTTTATTCTTGGTGGAGATTAAGTCGTACCCTGTTGAGAATGTGTCGGAGACTCCTGAAGGGACATAGAGCTGTTTGTACCTATACGCTTGGAACGCTGTACCCCAACGATTACTAGAGGAGCTATTTGTCCATTCCCACCTAGCTTGCACCAAACAGCTAGACTCTCCTTGCACATCTAAATCACTCCCAGAGAAACCTGTTTCAGTACGAATAAAATGAGTGAATAAATAAGGAACTCCTTTAGTCCTAGCTATGTCACCAAATGTACTATGGCCTGTCACTAAGTACGACGAATAATCTTCTGTACCCCAATCAAGAAACCCACTATCATTGTAGTCAGATAGGGTAAAGCTCACTAACCCACCTGAAGCCCCGCTGTATGTAAGGTACTTAATCCGTGTGTTTGCACCCTGCCTAACAAACTCAGGATACGAGACGGCAGTACTGTCTGCTGTAACGGCAACCCCATCAACAACGACACCTAATGGAGTAGTGCTTTGCGTAACAACCTGTCCTTTTACAGCCCCTACTACATAACTCCCATAAGTACTTTGAGAACTGTGTGTGTTAGTATAGAACGCCTTAAGAGTCAGGTCATATATTAGTTCTTTGTTGTACTTATCTAAGTTAGTCGGGTCAGGCGTTGAGTCACCACTGTACAACCACCCTACCGTTTTATTGATAGAGTCGTAGTAACCAGTTGCAGATTGTTTAGCAACACCATTAATAGCACTATACAAGGTCTTAATAGTTCCAACGGTGATATCACGGGCTACAGCTTTCTGGGAGATGTCATTCAAGGAAATCCCATAGATGCCACTAGAGTTCCAGAACATAACACTACCCTCAACGACAACGACTGACTTAGGAGAGTCAGCTCCGACTTCAGTTATCTTAGTAACAGAGTAGTTCGTTGGAGAGAAAGCTCCGTCAGCAACAGCGACTGACCATATACCATTCTCAGCTAGTATTATTAATTGATTGTTCAAGGGTACTAACTTAGTAATAGCACCCATCTCAGGGATCGACAGGAAGCCCCCATCCGTGTCAATAACATCACTAATTTCGGCAGATGTTGGATCAGCCTCTTGGTAGCACTTCTCAAAATCATCAGGATTTTGTATTTGTTTAGTATAAAAAATTACATTGCTTGTGTTAGTACGATAGCTCTCAGGATCAACAACCTCTGCATACCAACCTGCATAGAAAACACGACCAAAGTGAGAGGCAACAGTCCTAGACCCCCTAAACATCTGATCACCTGCAAAGTACAGATTACTATAGGTTGAAAGCTCTGAGCCATCCAAAGGTCTATAGTAGCCCAATAAGTTCTGTATGCGTGACCTACCTTTAGCACCTATGTCTATAATAAACTTCCCTCTGGGAGCTGGGGTACTCCCAACCAGAGCATTAATAACATTAGCAGCTTTAAATATAGTGTTCGCGTCACTATCTTCGGCTTGACCCAAGGAAGCTAAGTCCACATTACTAGGGTAGTAGTCTGTACCAATACCAGCATCGGCTGAGCTATCAGCAAACTTCTGTAGGTTCTCCTCGCTCCAACCTTGGTTCCTCAGATTATAATATCTACGGTAGGTAGCGACCTCAAGTTGTGCTGCCTCGGAATCAGTAGCATCAACAACCCTTGGATAACGCTGATCAAAGACTAGCCCTAATTGACCATCATAATCAATAGGATTTGGCCCTGATCGATTACTAAGAAACGGCTCATTGGTGGCTGTAGGCTCTGCAAAGTATACTTTTTTGTAAGCTCCATCATCAACGCCCCATACATCGCGGGTTTGCAGAACTAGTTGTTTCGATGTTACAGCCGATCCATCCTCTAGACTAAGTAAGAGGGGGTACGGGAGGGTATCTGCTGCTATTATCAGGTGACCATTACATGTAGTAAAGTCTAACTGTTGGTGACCCTGCCACCCATTTACTTCTATGGGTGTACCTCCATTAAGCCTTGCCGCAGCAGAAGAGGGAGACGCATGAAACATATCAATAAAGTACAAAGAATGGGATACTTTAACAACACCAATGGACTTTGTTGCGTCACCTCCAGCATTATCCCATCGGAAGAACTGAAAGCCCTTGCTGTCATTGATAGCTGTTGCGGTTTCACGGGATGCACCACCTACCTCTGTATTAACCCCCTTACGCCGTCTTCGAGTACCATCGACCAGCAACACCATATTATCTTCGTCAAGCGAAGCATTAGGTGGGTAATTTAACTGAGAAGCCTCTGTATTAAGACCACCTACAAAGCTATTGAATTGTACTACTGATTCGTTTTGCACTAGGCTGCTGCTGCTTTCTTAGGAGTTCTAGATAACAGATACAGATCAATTTGTTGCTGTGCCATACCTCGATTATTCCATAGCCCTTGCAAAAGTTCTGGGATCTCCCCACCATCTTTGTATTTAATCTTCATTAAATTGGGCTGATCACTAGCGACTATCTCTAGATCTTTTATTGTCCCCTTGGTAGGAGATACTTTCTTTATATCCGACATTATTTTCTTCCATAGTTAGGGAATTGCATACCACCACCTAATCGTCGTTTATCTCGCGCTAAGAACACACGCTGCCTTCGACTTTTTTGCTCCTCCTTAGCGTTACCCGCCTGACGTAGCGAACTTGAGGCTGTACTTTTAGCCTCACTGAGTAAGTACGCAAATGCTTTAGTAGGTAGATCTGGTATCGCTGTATCTGTCATTGACCAAACAGGCTCTACGTTACCCCAACATTGCGTCTTACTTTTCTGAAGATTCGTTTCTACGCTGGAGTCAAAAGCATCGAAGACTAAAACCTCATCGTCAAAAGTAGTCCAGTAGCTTGGGGCAATATCATTTAAAATAAACAACTTCAATGACCCACTGTGAGTGATCGTCACTACATCAGCGTTACTGCTCTTACGCTGGTTAGTCATGTCTGTGAACTCTTTGGGGGTAAGGTAGAGGATATCTTGGTAGATGTCTCGTGTATCAGTTGACTTCCTTACGTTATACTTGACCCAAGCCAGCTCATTCCATGAGTCACTCGTACTCATATGGGTAGGAGCTGTCGTTGCTGTTCCTGATTCTAGCTGTATAAGTTTATCTAAATGAGGCCAATGCCTGTTATTCATGAGTTCAAAGTAGGTGTCTTTCACAATCTGAGAGACTTGCGTAGCTTCAATAGTATCCGCAATGGATGAAACTTCATCTCCATCCATATCACTAAGAATAGATTGCACGATATCTAGTAGAGTTAATTTAGCCATTATGTAGTATACTTAATAGTTATGTACGCTGGACAGGCAGTAGTACTACCACCATTAGTAGCTACCTTAATATATTTCTGAGTTGCTTTAACTAGGGTTGCAACATTAGAGGTCGCTGTGACTGTATCTAAGTCTCCAATAGCAGACCCTGCTTGTGTTACTGTGACTGTCGCTAAAGTAGCATTGTCGGACGGTCTCGATACTGTTAACACTGCGTCAGCACCTGTTATGGCTACCTGTATTACTGACTCAACTGTCGACACGACTCCGTCGGCTGGAAGAGGCATGAAAATGTGGGATGCTGTGGAGATATCGGGGATAACTCCCTGCAAATAATGTATGGTTGGGGCTAGTTCCTGTAAAGCGGTCTCTACAGTTGTACCCGTAAAGTGACTACCTGAGTCGGCAATCGTAGTGTTTGCTGCTGTCGGTTTTCCCCACACGCCTACGTCACTACCTGAAGCAACGTACACTTGTCCACTAGTTGCACTAGCTAACCCTTTAGGTTCGTGCCGTTCCCCATCAGGGATGACGTTATGTTCAATAGCCATGTGTTCTCCTTAATAAAATGAGGCAGGGAGAAACCTCCCCACCTCGGTCAAATAAAGCCTAAGCTTTAGTACCACCAGCAACATAATGGGCAGACCCATCATGATCACCTTGGGCATACTCAATAACTACTTTGAACTTACCACCAGTAACTGTACCACCAGTAGACACTAGTAATTGAGCATCTACCCCAATACCAGTACCAATCAAAGCACCATCAGCCACGATAGCAGCGTTAGCCACCAGTACTGATTGAGCTACGGCTGCGTCAATACCATCAACATCGACAGTAGTGCCATCACCTTCTTCTAGACCTACAGTAAGAGTACCAGATGTGCCTGTCATTGCTGACAGTACTTCTGTATACGCTGAACGGATAAACGATCCTGCAGGAATAACAGCTTCCATTGAGAGCGCACCATTAACAGGGAGATCATCCCAATCAAACACCCATTCAGCAGTTTTATAAAAACCACCCGTAGAAGTCTGACCACCAAATTTATCATCTATAGCACGAGGGCCATAATGATTACGAACACCTAAACCTGCTGAGTTTGCAAAAGACATTATTTATTCTCCTATGAATACAATGAAGCTGAAGTAAGGACTACGCCCAAAGTATCCACACGCTGAGCACCAAGACCCAATCTAGCAGTTACATCAAACTCGTCACGCTTAAGCTGTACGTTACGATCATTTTCTACACTAGGCATTTGTCTCCAAGCTCTCATAATAGGCTTAGTTTGATCAGAGGCCACACACATGAACAAGTTCTGGATGTTACCAGCAGCACCTGTCATAGCAGTACCATCACGACCAGTAACAGCAGCTAGATCAGCAGTAGTTAAAGGCAAACGATTAGATGTATAGATATCCCATCCGTAGATGTTCTTAACAAAACGATGCTCACGAGCAAAGCCTTCATTAACAATACCTTCAAAATGAGGGTTGTTACTTACATTAACTAAGTTAGTAAGAGAGTTCATTGTTAATTCTACAATAGGATCAACAATAGCAATACGACCAAACTGAGGTACGTTAGCTTTATCAAAAGCAAAACGCATATAAGCAAAGTCTTCTAGACCCATTACTAAGTCAGTACCAGAACCTTCACCAGCATAAAAACGATGCTTAGCACCATTGATTACGTTAGTGCTGTTAGCTGTCTGTGCAGAGTTTGCAGCAGAAAGACAACGAGTTTCAAAGTACTCTTGTAAAGCACGGGTTGATTCCATTCCACGCATAGCGTGTAGAGACTCAATCTGTGAACCATCTTGACGAAGTACGTCTGAGATAGACCACGCATCACCAACATAATCAGTGATTTGCAAAGTTACTGTAGAAGTATCAATTGCATTGTAAGTTAGCGGCTGTTCTTCATAAACTTCTTGAAGAGTAGCAGTACCTACTGTTTTAACATTAAGAGTTGTGCCTGTACCAAAATCCGAGACATCGCGGGTAAAAGTATCGGGTAGCATCCCGTCATGTAGATTCTCAAGAATGAACTGAGAATACTGTTCTGCTTCGATAAAAGCAGTGGTATTACCTGTATTTTGTGACATTTAATTGTACCTAAGTGGATTGATTACGAACCTTTTCACCAATAGCTCTCCAAGCACTAACCACATCTTTTGTATTAGCTGCACCCATTACGGATTTGCCTACATGGTTACTTGGAGCATTATCGAGCGAATCGGTAGTCATACTACTAGAACTCTTTGGAAGAGAGCTAATAGGTTTATCACTAAGACCAGCAAGTTTCAGTAGTGCCTTTGGTGAGGTTTCCGCTAAGTTTTTGATGAAGTCTATCCCGACTCCGTTAGCATCCGCTACAGCGTGTAACTCACTTTTGGCTTTGTCTCCATAGGTATCGGAGAAAACTTTGCCTACAGATTCCAGATTACTCTCTCTGATTCCTGCTTGGGTCTTTGCGTCAATTGCGTTACTGACTGCGTCAGATAATTGCTCTTGACTAAAAGGAGCCTGTGTTGGCGTTTGTGGATTTACAGACTTTCTCAAAAGCTCTTCTGTGGCTCTAGCATTAGCTAACTCATCCTTTAACACTTTGTTATCTTTCTCAAGATTGGAAATATGTGTTTGAGCATGAGGCATACTGCTTAATGCAGAAGCGACATCGGTATACTTTTGTGTGCCATCTCCGTTAGTGATTCCACTTAGTAGGTCTACAAAGGGGTCGTGCGAAGGTTCCTGAGTTTGAACACTCTCAGTAGGTGCGTCCGTCTGCTGGTTAGCTTCTTGACTAAATAGTTCTTCGGCTGGGTCAGCCATTCTACTTCTCCGTTACTGTTAATAGGCTTATAATGTTTCTATAAGACCGCGCCTCGCCTATGAGCGCAGCCATCTGAGTCTCCCAATTCGGAATATCTTTGGGAGGGTCTAAGATTTGGTTCATCACTCCTTGTAAGTCTTTGGTAAGGATTTCAATGATATCATCAAATACTTCCTTACTGGCTCCTGCTCTAGCCTTACTAAACTTCTTACTCAGTCGCGATTTGATCTTCACTAAAAGGATCCTCTGCTGCGGTAGCGTCCTCGATACCTAACTGATCTTCACTAGCATTCATCTGCCTTTGTGTTTCTTGTTGTTCTTTTATCGCTATGTTGCTCTTTACTAGCTCATAACGCTGCCACCCAAAAGCTTCCTCAATAAGCTTAGCTAAAGCAATACTTGAAACATGGGGTGCAATCGTTTGCGCGATCGGGCTATTAAAGATACTAGTTAAGTTTTGGACAAGTAAGTTCCTTGCAGCAAAGTGACTAGCTCCTTTAGCTCTTAGTTTCCCAGAAGACGATAGATCATCCTTAGTAATATCCATAAACTGAATTACACCTATATCATCGTCAATAACTCGAATAACATCCTTAGCGTTCATGTTCCGACGAGCTACTTCTAGCATATTATTTAAGGCAGGTTCTAATATGAAGACTTCAAACTGGGTGATCTTTTCTTGGAAGATTCGAGAGGCTGCGTTATCAAGTTGTTGTACCTCAAACGCAGTCTTCTCCCCTGGACTTCTGATACCCATTGCTTCACGAGGAGCACCAGCCATCTCTTCCATCTGTCGTATGAGTATAGAGATTTGGGTATCAGCTTGCAAGGCAGTCGCATCTATGCGTAGGACTTCAATATCACCATCATCACCCACATCTATTTGCGCAAATGGCCCCCATTCAAAGGACTCTACGTTACCTTTTATCTTAAGTGGTGGGTGTGCTATTAAATCAAACAAGTCAGCCTTAATGTTTTCTAAGTGATCTATTCGATACTGCATTCCAACTAAGTTATCCAGTGGCCCCATACCATATAAGTTATCTGGGCGAAGTCTCCAACCGACATGGGACTTTCCGTCACTACCAATCCAAGAAGGATTAGGCTCATCACGCACGACTAAGGTACGGTCAATCACAGTTATGATGCGGTTTTTCTTTAGGTTACCTTTTTCATCATGTATACTACCCTCAAACTCTAATATCTCCACATAGCCTGACTCATAGTAATCGATAATAGTATCGAACCCATCCATTTGGTAGCCGTCTGATTTAATGTTATCTGATTGAGAACTTGTAGTAATCCTTCTGCGAACTTCTTGGGCGTACTCAATAACATCCTTATTGTATTTAAACTCAGGCTTAGTATCTGCTTCTTCCTTCAGCTCACCCAACGACTTAAGGTATCGTGTTATTTTAGGAGACTCCTCAAACGAGGATGCTACAGGATTAAAGACTATATCTAAAGGAGAGGTTCTGATTAGTCTAGGCCCAACATAACCATCAATCAGTAACCCTGATTCAGGGTCTTCGTGTTTTTCATGTACATACTCTACATCACATATAGCATTACCATAATCAATGTAATCGTACAGGAGTCTAGAGACCGTCTTTTGGAACCCTGAGATCCGCGTCTTGTTACGCATGTACGCCTCAATAGTATCTCTCTTAGCTTTAGTGACACTGTCTGCGTTATGCCCTTCCCATACTAACCATTCGTCATTAGGGAACATAGCAGACATGTAGTTAGCATGTAAGTTATCCCGAATCTGAGTCAACTTAGGGAGAGTCGTCTTATTCTTCCAAGGTAGCTGGCTGTTAGATGTCGTGGTAGTATCTGTAGCAAAGATATAGTTGCGTAGCTCTCGCCACTCTTCTTCCTTGTTTCGACGTTTCTGTTTCCATGAAGTATACTTCTGGGCTATGTCCTCTGCTAGTACATGAGGAACTAAAATATCTTTAATTTCTAATACGTTACCTGCCATTAGTTAGCTAAGCCTCCGAATCGACTATGGTACACCACGTTAGTCTTCTTATATGAAGAACTGAACCTTCTTGTAGGAGCTACAGCTACATCTATCGCTGCCGTTAGAGCATCCTCTATGTCATCGTGGGGTGGGTGTTTTTGTTTCAATTCTTCTTCCAGTAATTCACATGAGCCACCTTTATAGTGCCATATCTGTTTGTTGTCATACTTAGGGCCAAGAGTAGCCATCATGCGCTCTTCTTTGCTACCTAAGTTTCGGCTGGGTCGAAACGAATCAACACTTAAAGCTAATCCGTTCGGCTTTATGTAATTGTTCTTAAGATCATTTACAATAACTTCTTGTGCTACGGTTACCTCGGCTCTTATCTTTCTAAAGCCCCAGTAACTATGTGCTTGTACTATGTACTTAAAGTATTCAGCAATAGACCCTGTTTTAAATCTGTCTATTCCTAGAATGTAATAATTATGTTCTGAGTCTACACCCACTATAACTAAAGCAGTATAGTCAGCGGTCTTCTTAAGGGAGAATGCAAAGTCAATTGCCGCAAATACATTTAACCGAGTTCCTTTGTGCTGCCACTGACCATCGATCTGCTCGATATTCTTTTTATCATAGTATTGAAAGTTGTCTGGACTAATCCTATGACTAGTGGGATCATTAGGATTATTATAATACTGAGCGTAATACTGAGTAACATCAATGTACTCTGCCCTTTTCTTAGCCAATTCATTATCATCAAAACCGAAGGTTCTCCCATCTTGTCGGACTGTCTTAGGCCAAACGTATTCACCATCCTCTTCAACTACTCTTTGCATGACTTCGTATAAAGGGACTTTTTTAATCATTTCCCCGTTCTCAAACACTTCTAAATCAGATGTGATCAAGGTATCATACAAGTCTCTTGGATGGTATCGAGTCCCTACTACTGTCGTTTTAGCATCTGTGTTTTTAATACTTGCTAACTGAGAG